GGAACAAAAGATTTTTCGATAATTAACATTCAAAATATGAATCGTAAACTAAAACCATCTATTGAAGGACTTAATGAAATAAATCTTATATCTAAAAAACTAGATAACGCACCTGATAAAAAAATTACTACATTAAAATTAGGTGAAAAAGCAACTTATTCGCCAGAAAGTGACACATATTTTAACGCTCCGATTTATGAAAGAATTATAACAGGAACTGTTGAAGGTGTACCTGTTTTTAGAAAGGACGAGGGCGTAGATGGTAGCTTTATATCTTTAAGTAGAATATACATACCTAACGAATCTGGCTTAAAAAAACTAGCTGAATCCAAACAGAAAAAAGCAAAAGGCGGCTCAGTAGATAAACCTTTATATGCTGACCAAAAATACATATAAATGAATCTATCAAGTCTCACCGAAGCAGAGCTAAAAGAAGCTCTGATGTTGAAAGAAAAACTAGATAACTACCAAATACAAGAAAAATGCCAAAGTAGTTTTTTTAACTACGTTAATGAAATATGGCCTGAATTTATATGCGGTAGACACCATAAAATTTTCGCAGAAAAACTCCAAGAAGTCGCAGAAGGCAAATGCAAACGACTGATAGTCAATATGCCACCTCGACATACTAAGAGTGAGTTCGCCTCTACTTTCTTTCCTTCATACATTATGGGACTCAAACCCAAAATGAAAATTATGCAGACTACGCATACAGGTGAACTGGCAGTACGATTTGGTCGTAAAGTCCGTAACTTGATGGATCAAGAAGAATACAAAAAAATATTTCCTGAAGTAAAATTACAAGCCGACAACAAATCGGCTGGGCGTTGGGAAACCAATAAAGGTGGCGAATACTTTGCTGCAGGTGTAGGAGGTGCGGTGACAGGACGTGGTGCGGATCTATTGATTATTGATGATCCTCATTCAGAACAAGATGCGTTAAGTGCATCTGCCTTAGAATCAGCGTATGAATGGTACACCTCTGGCCCTCGTCAACGTCTGCAACCAAACGGTGCGATTGTTTTGGTAATGACACGTTGGAGCGCGATAGATTTGACTGCAAAATTAATAGATGCGCAAGCAGAACCGATGGCTGACCAATGGGAGGTGATTGAGTTTCCTGCAATATTTCCTGATTCAGAAAAACCTCTATGGCCTGAGTTCTGGCCAGAAGAAGAATTACTTAAAGTAAAAGCATCTCTACCTGGCATCAAATGGAACGCTCAGTGGATGCAAAATCCTACATCCGAGGAAGGCTCTATAATTAAACGCGACTGGTGGCAAAGATGGCAGAGCGATAATTTACCTGGTGTGCAATATATTATGCAGTCATACGATACTGCATTTTCAAGAAAAGAAACGGCAGACTTCTCTGCAATATCTACTTGGGGTGTATTCCGTAATGAAGAAAACGGTACGGATTGCATCATACTGTTAGATTGTCAAAGAGGGAGATGGGATTTTCCTGAACTCAAAGAAATCGCTATGCGTGAATACACTTATTGGGAAACCGATATGGTGTTGATAGAAGCCAAAGCATCTGGTACACCATTAACGCAAGAACTGCGAAGAATGGGTATTCCTGTTGTAAACTACAGTCCGACTAGAGGTCATGATAAGCACTCACGTATGCACTCAGTCGCTCCTGTATTTGAAGCTGGTATGGTTTTTGCACCTAAAAGAATGTTTGCTGAAGAGATGATTGAAGAGTGTGCTTCTTTTCCTTTTGGAAAAAACGACGATTTATGTGATACTATGACCCAAGCTATCATGCGATTCCGCGAAGGTGGTTTTTTAAGTTTAGCTTCTGATTATGAAGATGAAGACAGAGGCGTAAGACAAAGGATTTATTACTAATGGCAATAGAGCGTTTAACACCAGACCCAGCACCAGATATAGTTGATATGTCAACGACTCAAGATACTACTAGCGTCGAAGAAGAACAAATAGTTGATGTTATTGAGGGTATAGAAGAATCCGATATACAAATGCAAGAGGACGGTTCTGCAATACTAGGGCCAGAAGAAGAAATGATGATGACTTCTGAATTTGGAGAAAATCTTGCCGAAGTCGTCTCTGGTTCAGAATTATCTAAAATATATATTGATCTTATGGCAGCTATTGAATCCGATAGATCAAGCAGAGAAGATTGGGAAAAAACATATACCGATGGATTGAAATATCTTGGTATGAAATTTGATGAAACCCGATCAGAACCATTTGAAGGCGCAAGCGGTGTTACGCACCCATTATTGGGAGAAGCAGTTACTCAATTCCAAGCGCAAGCGTACAAAGAATTATTACCTGCTGGTGGCCCTGTCAAGACTCAGGTGGTTGGTGCATACGATTCAGTTGTTGAAGAACAAGCGCAAAGAGTGCGTGAGTTTATGAATTATGAAATCTTGCATGTAATGGAGGAATACGACGAAGATTTGGATCAGATGTTGTTTTATCTACCACTTGCAGGTTCTGCATTTAAAAAAGTTTACTACGATGAAAATTTACAGCGACCTGTATCAAAATTTGTCGCACCCGAAGACTTAATTGTTCCTTATTACACTACCGATTTAGAGTCTTGCCCTAGAATCAGTCACGTAATTAAGATGCCAGAGAATGATGTACGTAAATTACAAGCAATTGGCTTCTATCGTAAGCTAGAATTACAGCCAGATGATGAAAATCAGAATTATTCTGGCTTGGAAAGTGAAAAAGAGAAGCTAGAAGGTATAGAACCTTCGTATGATACTGGAGAAGTGTGCGTTTTATACGAGGTTCATTGTAATTTAGACCTCGAAGGCTTTGAAGATATGGGTGAGGACGGTGAAGAAACAGGCGTAAAACTGCCATACATCGTGACAATTGACTCAAATACTGAAAATATACTAGCAATTAGGCGTAATTTTAGAGAAGACGACCCGATGCGCAATAAAATAGAGTATTTTGTGCATTTTAAGTTCTTACCTGGACTTGGATTTTACGGATTTGGTCTAACTCACATGATTGGCGGTCTATCTAAGGCTTCAACCTCCATTTTGAGACAATTAATTGATGCTGGAACGCTATCAAACCTACCAGCAGGCTTCAAAACCAGAGGCATACGCATCAGAAATGAAGATGAACCCATACAACCAGGTGAATTTAGGGATGTAGATGCACCAGCAGGATCATTACGAGAAGCAATACAGCCATTACCATTCAAAGAGCCAAGTGGCACACTACTTAACCTATTAGGACTACTCGTTCAATCAGGTCAGAGGTTTGCTTCGATTGCAGAGATAGCAGTTGGAGAAGGTAACTCGCAAGCACCTGTAGGAACAACGCTTGCACTCATGGAAAAGTCCACTAAAGTATTGAGTGCTATACATAAACGTCTACATAACGCGCAAAAGAAAGAATTTGGACTGTTGGCAGACATTTTAGCCGATAGTTTGCCACCAGTTTACCCTTATCAGGTATCTGGCGGTATAAATGAGATAAAACAGTCTGATTTTGACGGCAGAGTAGACATTTTTCCTGTCAGTAACCCTGATATATTCTCTACAAGTCAAAGAATCGTAATGGCTCAAGAAATGATGCAACTAGTGCAAAGTAATCCAGAAATACATGGCCCTGGTGGAGTGTACGAGGCATACAGGAGGATGTATGCAAGTCTTGGCGTAGAAAATATAGATAGCCTATTGTTACCACCTCCTCCTTCTGAGCCTTCGCCAGTTGAGGCAGGTATGGAAAACAGCACACTATTGATGGGAGGTATGGCGCAAGCGTTTCCGCAACAAAACCACGATGCGCATATCGCAGCACACTCAAGTTTACTCAGCTTGCAACCAGTACAAACAAACGCACAAGTACAAGCAAATATAATCAGTCACATCATGCAGCACATACAAATGAAAGCAGATATGATTGCTATGCAACAAATGCCACCAGAGGCTAGACAACAGTACGAACAACTGCAAGCGCAAGCGCAACAACTCAGTCCAGTTGAAGCAAGACAAGTACAGACTCAAGCAGATAGCATTTTAGCTCAGTTCAGTTCACCTATTATGACTGAGCTTATGATTCAATTTTCAGAACAAATTGGTGTTTCTGGTGAGGAAGATCCGCTTGTTACTATCAGAAAACAAGAACTTGCACTAAAAGGTCAGCAACTAAATCAAGATCAACAACAGTTTGAAGCGAAAGAAAGACAAAGAGCAGTAGAACAAGCGCGACAAGATCAGATAGACAGAGAGCGTATTGATACGACTAGAAATATAGCGATTATGAAAGATCAAACCACAAAAGATAGACTTGACCAACAAAAGGAACTAAAATTAATCGACATTGGATTAAAAGAGCTATAAATATGATAAAAAGAACTGAAATAAAAGATCAGAAAACACCAAAAGTATTGGATGGCAAACAATCTTACTCTAACAAAGGTGAGCTTGTAACAAAAAAAGCAGAGTCATTTGATGCAAATACCACGCCAAAGCCAGGTATGGGTAAAGGCAAGGCAAGAGGTATGGGTGCTGCCGAGTACGGTGGTAAGTTTTCTGGTGTTTACTAATGGATGAAGCGTTAGCTACACTTTTACTTAAAATTATTGCCGAAAAAAAAACAGACTTAGAAAGTCTAATATTGAATGGCGCAAAAGATTTTGATGAATACAACTATCTACGTGGTCGTTACAATTCTCTCGATGACGTAGAACTTGAAATAAGAGAATTGCAAAAACGAATAGGTGAACACGATGACAGGAGTAGTAATACCTGACCATATCGCAGACGAGATAGAGAGAGAAAGAAGACATAAAGAACCTGGATGGGACGCAAATGGATCGCCAGTAGACGATGCGTTTGTTAAACCAGAAGAAAGGGTGTTAGACCCTTCATTACTAGACAAAACCCTACTAGAACGCATGCCAGAACCTACAGGTTGGCGCATGTTGATTCTTCCATATAGAGGTAAAGCCGTCACCAAAGGCGGTATTGTATTAGCAAAGCAAACTGTTGACAGAGAAGCGTTAGCTACTGTTGTTGCTTACGTACTCAAATGTGGGCCACTTTGTTATGCAGATAAAGATAAATTTGGTGATACCCCTTGGGCAAAAGAAAAACAATGGGTATTAATTGGCAGATATGCAGGTGCTAGGTTCAAACTTGGTGACGATGCAGAGTGCCGTATTATTAACGATGACGAAGTTATCGCAACTATAGACGACCCTGACGATATTGTTAGTGTCTAATTGTAAGGAGACATCATGCAAGATGCAGAAAAAGTAGAAGCTACCGAAGAATCAGTACAAGAGCCTACCGAGGTTGTTGAACTGGATGAAGAGGTAACTGAGAGTAAAGAAACAGAATCCGCACCGATAGAAGACATATCGGCAGAAGAGTCTGCTAAAGATAAACAAGAAGACGAATTAGAGGATTATTCTAAAAACGTCCAAAAAAGAATAGCTACTCTTACAAAAAAAATGAGAGAGCAAGAAAGAGCTGCAAATTCTGCTTATGAGTATGCAAAAAATTTACAAGCAGAAAATGAACAGCTAAGAAAAAGCAGTAGCGAACTCAAGACAAATTATCAAACAGAAGCAGAAAGTAGGCTCAAATCCCAAAGAGCGCAAGCCAACGCTGTTCTTAAATCGGCTTATCAAGATCAAGATTGGGACAAGGTAACTAAGGCGCAAGATATACTTGATAAAATTAATATTGAAGAAAGTAAACTTGCAAATACAAAAATGATACCAGAAACTCAAAACCAAGCTCCTCCAGTACAACCACAAAATATGAATCGACAGCAAATGCAGAAAGCTGTTGATCCTAAAGCGGAAGAGTGGGCAAATAAGAACGAGTGGTTTGGTACGGACAAAGTTATGACAACTGCTGCTTTTACCATACATGACATACTAACAAACGAGGAAGGAATTGACGCAAACAATCCAATGTACTATTCTGAACTTGACAAACGTATTCGCAACGAGTTTCCACATAAATTTGAAGATGATGTAGAAACTACAACGAAGCCGAAAGTGCAACAGACAGTTGCACCAGCAGGTAGAAGTGAAAGCTCTGGTAGAAAGAAACAAGTAAAACTTACCAAGAGTGAAGTAGAAATGGCGAGGCGTTTGAATGTGCCTCTGAAAGAATATGCAAAACATATCAGAAGGTAGAAAAAATTATGGCAAATAATATGAATACAGATGCAAAAGCATTAACAAACAACAGAACTCCACGTTCTGCCGAAACTCGAGCTAAAAGTGATGCTCGCAAACCGTGGCGACCCCCATCAATGTTGGAAACGCCACCTGCACCTGAAGGTTACGAATACAGGTGGATAAGAGCCGAAATCGTTGGACAGGAAGATAAGAAAAACGTAAGTTCTAGGCTAAGAGAAGGTTTTGACCTTGTTAGAGCCGAGGAAATAGGTGATTTTGAGATTCCTACGCTTGACGATGGAAAGCATGCAGGTGTTGTATCCGTGGGAGGTTTGTTATTGGCAAAGATTCCAAATGAAACGCGAGAAGAAAGAAACGCCTACTTTCAAGGACGCGCTCAAACGCAACAAGATGCGGTTGACAATGATTTAATGAAAGAATCTGACCCAAGCTCTCCGATTTTAAAACCAGAGAGAAAATCAAGCGTGACTTTTGGCGGTGGCAATAGAAGTTAATTGTCACTATTTTTTTAGCATTGAATAAAGGATATTCATTATGGCAAATAAAGATGCACCTTTCGGGTTTCGCTCAGTAGGTAAGAAAGGTAGCGCACACAACAATTGTGGCGTTACTGAGTATGAAATTGCCTCTGGCGCAACTGGAAATATCTTTTCGGGCGATCCAGTAAAGATGCTGAACACAGGTACTATTCTAGTAGCTGGTGCAGCAACAACTTTATTGGGAATATTCAGAGGATGCAAGTTTACGAATAGTTCAGGTGAGGTTGTATTTTCATCTCATTTTCCTAGTCAAACAGCATCTTCGGATATTGTAGCATTTGTTGAAGATGATCCTGATACTCTGTTTGAAGTACAATGTACTGGTTCTTTGGCACAGACTGCTGTAGGTAACAACGTAGAGTTGGCTTACACTTCTGGTTCAACACAAACTGGTATGTCTGCTGCTGAAATTAGTTCTACTACAGCAGCTACTACTGCTCAGTTTAGAATCGTTGGATTCTCTACTGATCCAGACAACAGCACTACAGGTTCAGCTAACGTAAATGCAATCGTATACATTAATGAGCATTTCTACACCACAGTAACAGGAGTATAAATAATGGCTATTAATCGTTCACAATTAGCAAAAGAACTAGAGCCTGGTTTAAACGCCCTGTTCGGGATGGAATATGCCAGATACGAAGCAGAACATGCTGAGATATTTGATACAGAATCTTCAGATCGAGCATTTGAAGAAGAAGTTCTAATATCTGGTTTCGGTAATGCAGAAGTAAAAGCAGAAGGAACTGGTGTCAGATTTGACAACGCTTCCGAAGGTTATACTTCACGTTACACTCACGAAACTGTAGCACTTGCTTTTGCTCTAACAGAAGAGGCGGTAGAGGATAACCTATATGACCGTTTAGGAGCTAGATACACTAAAGCTCTTGCACGTTCTATGGCCAATACCAAACAAATCAAAGCAGCCGCAGTATTAAACAATGCGTTCTCTGTTGCAGGTGGCGACGGTAAAGTGTTGATTGCAACTGACCACCCTCTAAGTGGCGGTGGCACACTAGCAAACCGTGCGACTACAATGGCAGACTTGAATGAAACATCACTCGAAGATGCGCTAATCAGTATTAGCACATTTACAGATGATCGTGGACTCAATATTGCTTTGAGAGGTATGAAACTAATCGTTCCTCCTCAACTTGTATTCGTTGCAGATAGACTTCTACAGACTCCAGGGCGAGTAGGAACATCTGATAACGATGTAAACGCAATCAGAAATACAGCGATGATTCCTGACGGTTACGTAGTAAACCACTACCTAACTGATACAGATGCTTTCTTCCTCAAGACAGATTGTCCTGATGGATTCAAGCATTTTGAAAGATCACCAATGTCAACTGCGTTGGAAGGTGACTTTGATACAGGTAACATGCGATACAAAGCTAGAGAAAGATACTCTTTCGGGTACTCTAACTTTAGAGCTGTATTCGGTTCTCAAGGAGCTTAATTGAACCTCCAGTAGGGTTTATCACTCAACTACTGATAAAGGGTGCATTTGCACCCTTTTTTTATACCTTTATAAAAGGTTTATTTTTTTTACCATACAGAGTAAGATGATATTGTGTTTAATTAGCTTAATGAGGGCCGTTTCGGTTTCCATTAATACAAAATAAAGGAGTTCATAATGGCTAATCCACATTTTCAAAACTTAATACTATGGGCAGGTAATACTGTTGCTAGTAAAAACAAAAAAAATCTACCGATGTTCCAACCATATCCATCGGATCAGACTTACTATGGTTACTTCAATGACTTTATGACTTATAACTCAGGTGATTGGACTGTAACTACTACAGAGGCTGGATCAGGTAGTGCGTCAGAGGCAGTAACATCATCAGCAGGTGGTGCTTTGTTGCTAACAAACGCAGCAGGTGACAACGATTTAGATTTCCTTCAACTAAAAGGCGAAGCGTTTAAATTAAGCACCAGTAAAAGAGCATACTTCTCAGCTAGATTTAAAGTGAACGATGTAGACCAATCAGACTTTGTTATGGGGTTAGGTATTACTGATACTACACCTCTTGATACTACTGATGGTGTTTTCTTTATCTCAGCAGACGGAGATGCAGGACTAGACTTTCTTGTTGAGAAAGATAACAGCAACACTACAACTGAAGATGTAGCGACAATGGAAGACGATACTTTTATAACTGTAGCTTGGTTTATTGATCCAGACGCATCAAAAGTATTTTATGCAGTAAATAATGCAGAACCAGTTGGTGTTGTAAATACAAATCTACCTGATGATGAGGAATTAACTGTATCATTTGGCATACAAAACGGTGAGGCTTCAGCGCAAACTATGACAATTGATTACGTCAACGTACTCATCGAAAGATAGGAGAGTACAATGGCAGATACAGTAACTTCTCAAACCATACAAGATGGTCAAAAGATTGCTATCTTAAAATTTACCAATGAGTCAGATGGTACTGGTGAATCATCGGTTAAAAAAGTTGATGTTTCAGCGTTATCAAAAAACACATTGGGACAGTCATGCACTAGCGTTTCAATAGCACGTATTTATTGGGCGACTAGAGGTATGGGCGTTGATATTGAATTTGATGCCTCTACGAATGTACTGGCAATACCACTTCCTGCTGATAGTACAGGCGACGAATACTATGACGACAGGTTTAGCGGTATACCAAACAATGCTGGCTCTGGAGTGACTGGAGATATTGATTTTACGACTGTTGGACACTCTAGCGGTGATGCCTATTCAATAATTATGGTGCTAAACAAAAATTACTGATGGCTGAATATAGAGGTAAAAAGGTAACTCTAAACAAACCCAGGAGGATCTCAAAAGGTTCTCCTGGATTTGGTAAAAAAACTAGAGAGGTTTTTGTTAGGGACCCTGCTTCTGGTAAAATAAAACGTGTAACATTTGGCGATCCAAAATTAGGCGCACATCCAAACAACCCAAAAAAAAGAAAGGCTTATTGTGCGCGAAGTAAAAACTTAGGTGATGACAGAACCAAAGCTAATTATTGGTCAAGAAGACAATGGAGATGCTAGTTGGCGAAAAAAAGAGATCCAAAGGTAGGAACAGGTAAAAAACCAAAAGGTAGCGGAAGACGTTTATATACAGACGAAAATCCGAAAGATACTGTTTCAATAAAATATGCGACAGTGCAAGATGCTATAGATACAGTCAAAAAAGTAAAAAGAACAAAAAAACCTTTTGCAAGATTGATACAAATATTAACTGTTGGTGAACAAAGATCAAAATATGGCGGTAAACCAAAACAAGCAGAGATATTTAGAAGAGGTAAAGACGCGATAAGAAAAAAATATGGTAGGATAAAATAATGGCAAAAAAGAAAGCGAAAAGTGGTGGTAAGATTTGTCCAGAAGGTAAAGCCTGGGCAAAAAGAACTTTTGATACATATCCCAGCGCGTATGCAAATATGGCAGCATCCAAGTATTGTAAAGATCCAAACTATGCAAAAGGTGCAAAAGGTAAGAAAAGAGTTAAAAAAGCAGGTGGTGGCTTAGTTTTCAAAGTGCGTGGACAAGGTAGAGTAATGAAAGAGAGACTTAGATAATGGGTCAACTCAAACAATGGAGAGAACAAAATTGGGTCAGAATTGGTACTGATGGTTCGATAAAAGGGCCGTGTGGAACAAGTAAAGATAAAAAAAACCCAGATAGATGTTTGCCTGAAAAAAAAGCAAGAAGTTTATCAAAAAAAGAAAGGGCTACAACTGCTAGGAAGAAAAAAAGAGAAGGTGCAAAAGGTAAAACAGTCGTAGCAAATACCAAAAAAGCAAAAGTTAGAGTAAATATGGGCGGTGAAATGAGAAAACAGAACCGCGTCAAAATGAAAAACGGTGGATTCATCGCAAAAGGGTGTGGTAAGGTTATGAACGATAGACGCAAAGTAACAACAATCTCTTAGGAGCAAACATGCCTAAAAAGAAAACTACAGCAGAAAAAGAAATGGAAGCGAAACTAGCTGCAAGAAAGGCAGCGAAAGTTAGACCAGAAGAACCTCAAGCAGATGAAAGAATTTATCTGAACATGCCAAAAAAGAAAAAAGCTGCAAAGAAAAAAACTAAAAAGAAAACAAAGAGTAAATAATAATGGCTTTGTCAGGCAGTACAAATTTTGAGCCTAATGTTACAGAGTTCATAGAAGAAGCGTATGAAAGATGCGGTTTAGAACTCAGAACTGGCTATGACTTAAAGACAGCTAAAAGATCAATAAACCTCATGTTAGCTGAATGGGCAAACAGAGGATTGAATCAATGGACGATTGAGCAAGCAACGCAGACTGTCACAGAAGGACAAGCATCTTACAGTCTTAATTCAAACGTGATTGATTTATTAGATATGGTGGTGCGTCGAACAGTCAATAGTGTTGATACAGATACCAATATAACCAGAATAAGTAGATCAGAATATTTAAACATACCTACTAAAACTCAGAAGGGCAGACCTTCTCAATTCTTTTTTGATAAATTGACTACTCCTGCGATTAAAGTATGGCCTACACCTGAAAACTCAACAGACATTTTAGTATTTAACAAGTTAGTAAGGATGGACGATGCAGATACAGCAAGAAATACAATGGATATGCCATTTAGATTTTTTCCTTGTTTTACAGCAGGATTAGCATATTACCTGTCTGTCAAACGCGCACCTGAAAAAACAAGCATGCTTAAAGAAATTTACGAAGAGGAGTTTAGGAGGGCAGCCGATCAGGATGAAGATCGTGCCTCCTTCAGAATAAAGCCATCAATGCGAAGTAGTTACTGATGTCTTATGCAACTGGAAAATTTGCACTTGGACTATGCGATAGATGTGGTTTTGAGTATAAATTAGGTCAATTAAGAGAGGAATGGAACGGTTTTAAAACTTGTCCTGACTGCTATGAACCTAAAGCACCACAA